CGTCGTGAGACGCGGGGTAGCCTCCCACCTCCCGTAAAGGAGATGGTAGAAACCCTTTCTACTGTCTTCTGGGATCCCTTATATTTATATAAGGGGCCTCCCCAAAAGGGGTGGTAGACTTGCCACAATACTTAGCTACCTTTCGGTATACTAAATAGTTGTGAGTCACGGTTGGGCACCTTATACCTATAACCCTTACTTAGTAAGGAACAATAAAATATAACATGACAAATACAGAAATAAAATTTAAAGGTTTAAAAGCCCTTAAACTTACTCCTGTTGAGTCAGATTATATGGTATCGCTCCAAAACTCGCAAGAGTTTTCGGCGGTGTTGAAAAGATATGGGCGAGTCTTCACTCGCACTCTCTTTTCTTCATCGAAGGTTCCATCTAGACTTCAGCTACTTGTACGATTTGGTGACATGTTGCTTCGTTTAACGAAACATCATGGACCAGTATTCGTGGTCAAGTACCTTAAAGCGCTGACGGTAGCCCTGCAAAGGTTTATCGGGGGTCGACCCCTCTCATCGTTGAGAGAACTCGAACCTGATTTACCATTGCCGCGGCTCGCAACCTGTGGATTGCCGACATTCATTCCTCTCAAAGAGAGACATGAACTTAAGCAACTCACTCCTAGCGTCGTTAGATGATGACTAACTTTATTTTCCATTTATCGAATTATTTCGATTCCTGGTAAATTGAAGTTAGAAACCATCACTCAGCCTTACGGAGGTAAGGTGGGTCGATTGGACGAATTATGCACCTGGTTGTTAGCTAATGCTAAGCAACTGGTCTCACCGTTCATTCAATCTACTGAACCTCAGACAAGTCTCGGATTAGAGAAGATCGTAAAATCTTCTCCTTCGGCTGTACAGTCTTGAGCAGGCTTTATGGTCGATGCTGATTCTTGGGTAAACAGGCACGAGTTCTTCCAATTTGCTAATTTTGGTCAGTTTCCTCTTTGATTCTTATTAACTCAGTTAATGAAGAAGATGAGAGGTTGCCGACCATATGTTCCTTTGGATTACGTTAAGTTTGGTCGTGATACCATAACTCGCGTACCCTTAGGGCAATTGGCTTTAAAGAAGGAAGCGGCAGGAAAGATCCGCGTCTTTGCAATGGTCGATGTATGGACTCAGTCCGTACTGAAACCGTTACATAACTGGTTATTTGATATCTTCAGGCGGTTGCCTAATGATAGTACTCATAATCAGGACGTGGGTTTCCTCCGTGCGAAGGAAAAGGCTGTGTACTATGGTCACTCTTGGTGTTATGACCTTTCCGCTGCTACTGATCGTTTACCGATAAAGTTACAAATTAGTATCTTAAATTCGATGCTCGGTCATATAGAGTGTTCAGGTTATGATACCGGAGTGTCTTATGGGCAAGCGTGGGCTGAACTACTCGTTAATAGAGAGTATCTTCTTCCAAAACAAGAACCTCTTGTTTTAGTTGAAAAGAAATTGAAATATGCAGTAGGGCAACCTATGGGTGCTTATTCTTCATGAGCTATGCTTAATTTAACTCACCATTTAATCCTCCAATATATCAATATTATGATATACGGGAATAAGAATAAATGGTTTGAAAATTATGAGGTTCTAGGGGATGATATTGTTATATTTGACAAGAAGGTTGCCGACCATTATTTATCTCTAATGGAAGGTGATCTCGATGTTAAGTGTAACGTATCAAAATCTCTAGTAGCCCCGGAGCGGCCAGTTATTGAGTTTGCAAAGAGAACATCTATTGGTCATGATGAGGTTTCTGCCTTTTCATGGCGCCAGATGCGCTCTTTCGACTCACTGTTTGGAAGGGCGAGTGTTGCGGCGGATTTTGTTTCCCGTCGTGGACTAAAGCATCCACTCAG